GTATATCCTTCTTATGTAGTTCAAAACGAGGCATTTTAGGGCAAAAGCTTCGCCAGCTTATCTATAAAAATCAGTCCATCCTAGAATTACGCACAGGTCGCGAACTCTCCTTCTGGCGCTCAGGAAAGGATGAACTTCTCCCGCAGGTCTGTCGGCGAGGAAATCGAATTCTAGGGATCGCCAGCGGAGCCAAGAAGGATCTGCATCTCCCTTTTCAATTCAGTATTATCCTCGAAAACAGCCAACAGGATAACTATTTCACAGAGAAACTTATAGACTGCCTTCTATGTAAGACCGTGCCAATTTATTGGGGTTGTCCGAATATAGGGGCCTACTTTGATGCTAGGGGAATTATTATTCTAAGGAGTATCGACGGAGGAATTATTGAGGAACTTGTTATGCAGCTAAAGAAATGTGGTCCTGAATTCTACGAACAACGGCGTGAGGCGATCGAGAACAATTACGATATGGCCTTCAATTACGCCTTCAATTATAGCGAGCGTCTAAAAAAACTGATACACACATAGGTATGGAGCAAAAACTTATAGATTCATCAAAATATAAGATATCAATGTATTCTCTTGACACCCGCTTTTCAGACTCTAGAACGCCCGTAAATTCAGAATTTCGCGTAACCGTACCTACGCCAATTAAAAATGTTATGCGACTCCGCCTATCGAGTGTAGAAATCCCCCTAGTCGAACATGTATTTTCAATAGAGAGAGGGAATCTTACATTTACGCTATCAATGACGCAATTTTCACCCCCATACAATACTACGGTATATACAGTGGGCCCAATTCCAGAGGGAAATTATACTGCAGACTCACTCTGCAGTGCAGTACAATTAGCACTTTGTCAAATTAACTCAAACTTCACAGTAACTGCAGATCCCATCTCAGGGTTTGTCACAATTAAGAATTCAGCAGTGGAATTTACAATTGATTTCAATTCGCTAATTACGAGCATTGCCTCACGGCTCACCAATTGGGGTCTCGGATATTATCTCGGATTTAGAAGTCGTGTTGTCGTTGGCACCTTTAATAACATGGTATACATTGTTACTGGAACGAGTACGGTTTCAGTAAGCCCAACACCCTATTATATTCTTGAATTAAGATGCCCTGACTCTATTGTAGGACTCTATCACCGTGTTGATAAGAATTCATATGTAGAGGGGTTTGCAAAAGTGATTCTTAGAGGAAATTCCTACCAGATTCAGTTTGATGATGGTAGTAATCTCTTACGTAAAGAAATGAACTTTTTGGCGCCTGTAACCGTACCCTACTTCCAGGTACGTCTCACAGACCCGTGGGGGACTCCAGTAAACATGTTAAATAATGACTGGTCTCTCACTCTAGAGGTGACCGAGATAGTGAACTCGAAGACTTATGGTGAATTGTCACGGACTTATGAACGGTGAACTAGCTAGTACTGAAGTTAAGTAAATGGTTGTACCTTAATCAACACCCTGTAACCGAATGAGTGTCTCTAGACCCTCGCATTGTTTACAGAGATCATCCCTTCTATCAGGCTGATGTATCCATGACTTATGCATTCCAAAGGATCGCTCGTGATATATCTGCTCGATTGAAAACTCCTTCGCCTCCTCGCGCGAAGGCACCTTTGCTCCAATCTTCATACAGGCAGACGAATAGAACTGATCCTCATAGAGTCCTTCATAGGGTCCAAATATATCAAGTATTTTTAACATTACTGAGCGTTTTCTGAGCGAGAAACCTCCATTACCAACTTGGAGATGCGCCCAGGGCCAAGGAGCACCCACATAATCGTAATCCAAGAATTTCTCGAGGAGCCCTCGGTGTGCTGGATTTATCATCGAATCCGTCTGAAAAACTAGAAAGGTTTCAGTTGGAATATCCTCTATGAATTTCCGAGTCGTAAAAATTCGGCTGTAGTCTTTTGAATTCTCCAAATTGGAAACTCCCAGGTTTTTCAAAACAATTCTTGAAAGATCTTTCTGAAAACTTTTCTCCAGAAGTTCTTTCAACCAACTTTCATTTTCAGTTCCATGAAAAACCCGGATGGACCACCTCGCATCCAAATTATCTAGAGCGTTTCTCAAGACAAATTCAAGTGCCCGATGTTTTCGAGGTTCCACGATAATTGCAGTGTATTTATGCAGGGAGCTCTCTAAGAATCGCTTTAAGGTCTCGAGCTCTACTATTTTTTTCTTTATGGCATCTATATCCATATCTAGATATCGTATGCTACTAACTTTAGATCTTTATCTGCCGTTAACACCTAAAAAAATTTGAGACGGCGAGCTCCCCGCTCTCGGCCTTAGAAACATTTAAGATGGCCGCAACTCAGAATCTTTCGGGCACTTGGCGCTGCTGGTCTTCCATGAGTATCGATGGCGATGAGCGTATCCCCCAGCTATTCCGTCTCTGGCCTGAGCCCTGGGATAACAGCATCCGCTACGGTGCAACGAATATCTGGAACAGCATCATCTATGATATCGATACGGGCAAGTTCAATATCGGAATTCGCGACAATGGCAGGGGCTTTTCAGAGGAGGGTGAGAGTCGCTTCCTTCAACTGGCGGCGGAGACAGATGCGAACGAGGCAAGTCGCTATGGCTGGGGTCTCAAGGCCTTCATTGCATCCTGCTGCCCCAACTACTTCGACTTCTGGGAGATTGCTACCCGCTACATCAACACGGCTCGCCCGAACATCTACAAGGGCCCCTACAAGGGGAAGTATACGAAGTGCACTCCTGGTCCCTCCGACATGCTCTTCCCCAGTGGCACGAGTATCACTATGAGTGCTGAAAAGAAGAATTTCAACACCTCTAAGATTCCGTATGAGACTGGGAAGGAGATGGCAGCGCTTTTCAAGGAGATTGTCTGCACTCGCTATTCTGAGTCAGTTCTTCGCAGCGTCCGCTTTCACTTTACTATTACCGGTAGCGACGGCGTGTCAGTCGAGATGGATTCCTGGGCGGAGGGCGAGGAGTGGCACAGTCTCGAGTTCTGCCTGAAGCTCGCCGTCGAGCAGGGATTTGCATCGGTTCTAGTTCCTGAGACGCTACGCAATTTTGACAGGGAGGGGCGCATGAAGGTTCGTCACATCGTTTACGAGATTAATAGTATGTCTAAGTCTAAAAAGAATGCTAACTATGGTCCACTCACGGACTTTCCACTCTATGGTCGCCGAAGCATCGATTCGACTCTTATTCACCACTTCAATAACCAGCGGATGATCGAGGCGATTCCGAAGGGCACTGCAACGAGTAAGAAGTTCCACAATAGCGAAAACGGTCAGATTGGTTTCGTACAGTTTATTCCTACGAATGCTGAGACCGACTACCCTCTTATGCCCCGCCCCGCCACTATCAAGACCTCTTATCTTACTACAACTCCTGAATGGGCGGAGTGGATGAGTATGCTAAAGAACATCTATAGCGAGACTCTAGCGCAACAGTCAGTAGACACGAGCTCTCAGGCATCAAATGATGAAACGATTGGTATGCCTGGACCTGTTATCATCCCAAATCCGAGCGAGACTCTCTTCGCGGATGACCCCGTCCTACAGAAGCGCTACAACGCTGAGAAGGATAAGGGTACTCCTGTTGAGGTCTATACTTCACCGAGTTGGATTGGCCTTCCAATGGGTATTAAGACGATTGAGAATGGCATCCACACAATTATCCTGCATCGCCAGAAGATGAAGGATGTCGAGACAGACTTCATGAAGACGCATCAGGCGGCCTGCGATTACGCCCACGAGCGCTCCCTCGAGCCAACCTGCGTTCAGTTCATTATCCTTCTTAGTATCAAGGAGCCTAAGAAGCGTAGTGAGCGTATGGAGGCTCTGCGGGAGCTGAAGCAGCGCGTCGGCGGGCGTTACTTTCCTATGGCAGAGCGTATTGAGTTTGGTCTGGAGGCCTAGTCAATATAGTTTGATGAATAAAATGGTGAACTATAGAGTCCCTGATTTTCAGGTATTCTACCATGATCTATATCCTTATACTTTGGATTACCAGAAAATATATATTTTTCTGGCTCATAATATTGAGACCCTATTTGTCCTGATAAACTCTTATAGTATTTACCTGTACTCCACCAAAAATTTCCACTAAAATGAGAACCAATAAGCTTGTTTGAATAATTCACTCCAACAATATCATGATGATTAAGTTCTTCTAGACACCTTTCAAATTGCCCGATGAGATAGTATTCCATCCAGGTGCGCCACCAGAAGATATTCTCATATTCTGGAGCCTTTCCACTAAATCGTCCAATTTCTGAGACTCCCTTGGAATGAATATAGAGGAACTTATCATGATCCTGAATATGTTTGGGGATATCAAGTAAGGTGAAGCGCTCATACGATGTATCATTCGGACCTTCCTTCGTAATTTCGAACTTTTTACCGATATTTTTTAAGAGCTCCCCTACCTTTGGTATCATATCTGGCTGCCCTGCAAGAAAGCACTTTATTGCCGTGGCGCGCCTATATAGACCCGAAAAGACTATACGGAAAGCCTGATCCTTTACAACATCTTCAGTTTTTTTATTACAATATATATGATAAAATACATATATATTTGGCCCGGGTTGAGCCGATCCACCTGTCTGCTTTTGTATTTTTCTTTTTCTTGTTATTTGAATTCGCCGAACCGGCATACCTATAAAGAGGTCGTATTAAATTTGTAATAAAAATCATAATTAAATAGGGATGGGTGATTTTACCTGTGATTTGGTAATAGCAAAATATAAGGAGGATCTTCCTTGGCTAGAGAAATACAAGGATAGGGACTTTAGAAACATGTATTTATATAATAAAAATGAGGATGATAACAAGAAAACAGCCAAAGACTGCGGATGCGTATTAAACGGTAAGGAGTGTATTAAGATTGACCTTAAGAATGAGGGTCGCTGCGATCATACATATCTTTATCACATTATTTCAAAGTATGATGATCTTGCGGATGTGACTATTTTTACGAAGGGATCATCCGATATGGCGCGGGAGACGAAGAAATTAGCCTTTACCGTTGATAAGGTGTTTGAAACAAAGAATACTGTAATGAGTATTGAAGAACATCCAACTCCGATGCACGTCCATGCAGGTTCATTTAGTATGAACTCATATCGCTCATCACATCCTAAGAATCACAATGGAGTTCTTGATATTCTTGGGCGGAAAATGAAACCAGCTAACCCGAGACCCTTCGGCAAATGGTTCGAGAAACACTTTCCTGGTGTAAATATAAATAAGGCAGTTTATTCTGGCGTATTTGCAGTCTCTAGACATCACATACATCAACATCCAAAATCATATTATCAGAAGTTTCTTGAAGAGTTAGAGGGTCATCCGAATCCAGAGGTGGGGCATTATCTTGAAAGATCATGGGTTGCAGTATTTGGCCCAATCCCAGATACATACTTATACAATGCTCTCGTACATGAAATGAAATACTCAGGTGGATCTCGGCGGAAACAGACCCGTAAGACGAAGCGGCGTCATTCTCGTAGCGCCAGAGTCCACGCTAGATAAAATTAAACTATCTTCCCCGGATTGTGTAGGTCCCGTCAATGCAAACATATGGAGTCAAATATATCGGTAGTAAGGCATCTCTTGTTGAGAAAATCCTTGGAAATATTGATAGACATCTCGACTCTCCTGCAGATCTACAAATTATTGATGTATTTGCAGGAACAACCCGTGTCTCACAGGCCTTTCGTGCAAAAGGGTGGCAAGTCCAGTCTAGCGATCTTGCCTGGGCTACTGAGGCCTACGCTCACGCCTTTCTCATTCGCACAGAGGAGTCTGGTAAACGAATACCAGAACTTATTGGAAAACTAAACACAAATATGGATTTATCCGAGGCAGACTGGATTACGAATACATATTGCGATGTCTCTGGTATAGAGGGTACTGGTTCAGTTCGCATGTGGAAGCCGAAGAATGGTCGTCGCGCCGACCACTTGAGAAATACTATAGAAACTATGCTAGCTGAGGGCTCTATTAATAAACACGAGGCAATGATTCTCGTTACTTGCTTAATATTCGCCCTAGATCGCGTGGATAATTCTGTAGGAGTTCAACAGGCCTATCTGAAGGAATGGGCGAAACGCACAAATGATCTACTAGACTTTCGCGATCTACCCTTTTACAAGGGACCTGCTGGAAAACACTATGTCGGTAACTGTCTATCTCTAGAGTATTCCCCAGCAGATGTTGCCTATCTAGACCCTCCCTACTCAGCACATTCCTATTCTACCTATTATCATATTTGGGATAGTATAACCCGCTGGGATAAACCTGAAGTTTCTCTACAGACAAATCGCCGTGTGGATCGCGTATCAAAGTCATCTGAGTTTGATACTGACATGGTGAGTCCATGGAATAGTAAGAGGACTGCTCTAGAGGCCTTTATTACACTCTGTAAAAGGCTGCCGACCAAATACCTTCTGATTTCATACAATAATGAAAGCCTAGTATCACTTGATGTGCTTGTGGAGGCTCTTAAGACCGAGTTCGGTGAAGTTGATATCGAGAATATATCATATCAGCGTAATATAATGTCACAGATAGGTAATGCAACACTTTATAATAATACATTTAAGACGGAAAATACAGAGGTGCTTATATGGGTAAAGTGCCTAAGCAAACTTGGCAACACAGTAAAGACAAGTGCCTAAGCAAACTTGGCAACACCGTAAAGAAAAATTGAATCTTAGATAACACCCTATTTTTATTAAGATGGATCCTCTACACAGTTTTCTTCGATTTCTACACGAAAGATATGATAATCCCTTTCGCGTAGATGGAGATATTTACAGTAATGACCCTATAATTCGCGAACTCGCTTTGATGGACCCCTATTATAATCTAAAGTTCTCTCTACAGGTGAATGAGCCAAATAGAGTGGTCCATTTAGTTGAAAACTGGTCGCCTAGAGCGGGTGCGGAAATTAAGCATATTTATTGGAGAGATCTTGATAACCTAGTTACAATCTATTATCACCTAAGATACATTGAAGTTAGTACACGATCAAATCTATTCATGACTGAATGCAAGAATTATGCAAATACTCTTCAGTTTGATATTCGGCGTGTCTAAATCGACTTAGCTTCAGTAACGGCTAGGAGTAAATTTAGTACCCCCTACTCTGAAGTATAGAACTATAACATGCTAAAAACAAGGTTTGCTGTATTCTCTGTTGAGCCAGGCGATCACTTGGAGCGGTATTCTCTCTTTGAATTTAATCATTTTACAAATCGTATTCTACAGATTCACCCGCTTAGTATTCTTCAGTTAGAGAGTACGGAGCTAGACATTGAACCTGTTCCAATCAAGATTGAACTCTCCTCTGAAACAGTTTCAACCTATTATTGGAAGCCTGGGTTTAATGTGATTTATGATAATCAGATCATCCCTGTCTACGACTTTATCAATAAGGGACAGATTATTCCAGATGGAGGGCGTGTAAGCTGCTATGGAGATTATCCTGCTTGGTGTAATCTGAGAATGCGAGAGCAGATACAGTATTATCGCCTTGTGCTTTCTATGATTGGCTGCCCTGAGCCTGTTACACGAACCTTCGTAGCGAAGGAAAAGGGTATTCCACTTTTCGTGGCTGCCGCGCTAAAAAAGGCTGGAACGGATGCTGGGGCAGAATGTGTAATATCAATGAACCCTTTAAAAGAGTGTAACAGAGTCGCGGTCACTGACTGTTATCATTGCTTTGATGCAGATAGTTTGAGTACATGGTGTAGAACAAAAAACACTTGTCCTCTCTGCAAGGTTGATATTGGTTCGATTGTCTATGTTTAGACAGCTGAATCATAATCCTCCTTTGAGTGTCTTTTCTTATAGGTCAAAAGTATCATTAGGAGTCCCAGACAGCCAAATAGTACGCTCAACCAGAGGAACATTTCATTGGATGTGACAACATAGGCAGTAGTATGCAAGGTAATTGCGAGAAGAAGCATAAACACAATATTATTATGCGAATTTACATAGATGATAGTTGGCTCTTCATCATCTGGCGGCGGCGTACGAATACGAAGTGTCTCATGAGATGGCATGGCTAAAAAATACTAGGAGAGACCATGATCCAAATTTACCGCCATCTACTTAAGACCACTCACGAGGATGTCTCTGCGTATGAACCCTTCTTACAAGATTCTTTAACCATCCAATAATATGGGATGGTCTAAAGCAATTCGCGCGCCGCTGCTCGTTTATCTTGTGACGCTCAATAGCCTCATTAATATGTTGAATAGGGCGTGTATTAGGATAGAAGGTCTCAATATATGCCTTTCGGTTATAGACATGAAAGGCTGGTAGGCTACGCACATTATTACGATCATCAGAGATTCTTAGCGAGTCAAAGAGGCGAGTCTGATAGACAGCACCAGACTTCAAGGCATGTTCTCGGATTTTTTCAATAATAACATTATCTGTATCACTATACTCATCAACGACACATACAATCTTGACAGGGTATATGCGGCGCTCTGTGTAACTAGGCTTTTTTGTAATTGGATTTTCCTCCATCTCGTAATAAAAAGAATGAATATCCGCCACTTCAAATTTAACTTATGGTTCTAGCAGTCACATAGATACCTGGCGCATACGCTTACCAAGCATCGTAACTTGCTCGTCCTCCTCGCCGCTGAGAAGACTACATAGACCTGTAATAACAGAATCGATCGTGAGAGCAGGAGACCAGCAAATACTAAGAATATCCATACAAACCCTATTGTTATGAATATACTTCGAATTGATTCTATCAATTATAAGAATCCGTGGGGGTTGAAAGGGGTAGTTATCAGGGATTTCAATACGAATCTTATACACCTTATTTGAATGTCTCGAGCCAGGAATATTGTAAATCACGCCATCCCAACAGAGAATATTGTCATCATGAGGAATAGCCGTCCACAGACTTGGCGGATCCTTATGAAGTTCTCTAAGCTCGCGATTTACGCGCTGGATAGCTGACATGATAGATTATGAGAAAAAGTTATGGGGCTGGAAGGCCTTAAATTTTTATTCATGAAAATAAAAATTTGAATCAAACTTACATAGATTTATAAAATAATAAAATGTCTTCTGCATACATTATGACCTATCTTATTAATTATAACGATTTCGAGCGTATGCAGGATATGAATGACAATATGCCAAAGGAGATGTCTTACTCCGAGTTTCTTAATTGGAATACGGAGTGTCTGAATAAGCAGAGTAAGGAAGATCTGGATTGGATTCATGGACTCTGTACGCGGAGTCGTAAGATTAATCTAGTCGATCTAGAGGATTGTCAAGAGTGGGAGACCCATGGTATCTATTTCAATATGAAGGGTGAGCTGTGTATTTATCACCCTCGTTAAACGCTCGAAAGCCAGTGAGGTTTGTGCCGACCCGTATAGGTAAGAAGCTTCGTCTTTCCATCCTTATAGTAGGCGCGGTAACAGACAATCGAGTTTTTTGACTTTTTATAGATATCAGGCATTGCAGGAGGTGGATCGACCCAACCATAGTCTTTGAGCTCGGCTGGCTCATTCATATATAGCCATCGTAAATGATTCTCACATGCGTGCTTCTTGTTATTGAACCGATAGCGATACTCATTACAAAGAGCAAGACCAAAGATTGTAAGCCACCTATAGTGCTGAATAGACTGACGGGTCCAGAGCGCAGACGGATGCTTGTCATTGCGGACAGGAAGATAACCAAGCATTCTAGGCTCAGAAGCATGTGGGGGAGCAGTCTTGAAGACAGGAAGATAGCCTCGCTCAATTGCTAGAAGCCAGTGGGCGGTATAGAGAAGTTGAGTCGTTTCGAGAATCATTTTAACGACATGCTTATCGCAGTGCCAACGGGCGCACTTGATTTGATTAAAATGTAGAAAGAAGATGTTCATGCGAGGTTATTTGACTGGGGCTCACGAGAGGCCTTAATTTTATTTGTGCCATCAGTAACGATTTGTAATAGGGATAGATGTTATCATTGTATCATCATGATCGGCCTGAAACCATATAATCCTGTCACGATATTTTGGGGCAAGAGCAGTCCATACATTGACCTCCCAAGTGAGACATGAATGCTGCAAGAATTCACCGAGTGCCTCTTTATGAATTTGAGTGAATTCATCAGCCTTCGCCGTGGGTACAATAAATAATCCACCACAGAAGGTCCAGTTAATACGCTCAGATAGTGTTAGGATCGACTCTGGATATATCGGATGGCATCCAGGTAGCATTATAAGCTGGACTGAATGCACTCGCAGGCGTTCAAGTGACTTTAGAGTATCATCGGATTTAAATACTTTCTTAATTCCAGCATCAAGATAGGCGACATACGGTGTTTCCACATATTTTCTTGCGAGACTTAAAAGTTCTGGTTTAGAATTCATAATACTAAGAAATTCGAGTGTATCCTTATTATTATTTCTATAAAGGGGTAGCTGAAGACCTTCAACGGCTCGGATCTGTTTAACAGTTTCAAGCTCCTCAAAGTTGATTTCAATTACACGGGTCGACTGACGCAAGATGGGTAGTAGTTTTTTATAGGCTGCATCGACAAAAAGAATAAGCTCTATATCGAGCTCCAAGAGTGCATTCAGTAGTGACATTCGCTTTAGAGGTCCCATGGGGTCTGTTGAAGATGATATTAAACATGAAACATAGGTTACATTACTCATTTCTGTTATTAGATAGTGCGTATCCTTAGGTTATTTTGGTTTCGGTAACGGTTACAGCCCTTGCCTAAAAATTGATAGAGTCTATGTATACAGTATTATACAATGGACTATAAGAGTAAAAAACTAGCCGATATCAAACGCATTTGTAAGGAGCGTAATATAGTAGTATCTAATAAATCAAAGGATGCTCTCATAGAGCTTTTAGAGGCAGCTGATAAGCC